ATATATTTGGATGTCCCTCCTCCTTTGTTTTGAACTTTTATGTAGAAGTCAGGATAATATCGACGAATTTTACCATCTGGTGCTTTGTATGGAATGATAACTGTTTCACTTCCCCACTCTAATATAGAGGGATTGTTGTCACAGTAAACCATAAATTTACGTTCCCATAATGACCTATAAATCACATTTCTAGTGTTGCCACGATACTTCTTGGGATTCATTGGTCTATATTTCCCAGAGTATGCCATAAATATAATTGTACCAGTTAAAATATTTAGTGTGGCAATAAACCGTTTTTTACAAAGAATATCTCAGGACGGTGGTTTAGCATCAAGTAATAATTTTGTTGTTAAGTTTTTAAATCCTCCATTTGAGATGCCATATGGAGTTGAAGAACAGTTGGAATATTATTGTAATGAAGCTCAATTACCTAATGTCAATACATCAGAAGGTACTATTAATGGGTTGTATCTAGGAAGTGGTTCTGTTAAATATGCTCATACTAGAGTGTTCACAGAGATTCAGTTAGGTTTTATATGTGATGCTAATATGTCTATTATGAAGTTTTTGAATGCATGGCAGGATTATATGTTTAATGGTGGTAGTACAGATAAGAATAGAAATGTAACGGTAAAGTATCAAGATGAATATGTTTGTGATCTTGCAATTGCTAAGACAGAGTTGAGTCCTTATGAAGGAGAATTGAGAAATCCTTTAACTTATGTTTTAGAGAGAGCATATCCATATGCCATTGATGCTGTTCCAATGCAGTTTGGAAGTAATCAGGTTACTCAAGTAACAGCACAATTCTCATACATGAGGCATTACGTTAGTAATAGAGACATTAGAAATATTGAAGGGGATGTGTTGGGAATGGAGTATCGTTTGGGATCATTTGCTGGACCAACTTCGACTATGATATAGTCAGCAAATTCAATTTTTCAATTCCATAAAACTCGAAAAAATTACTCGGCATATTTTTGGTCAAAAAAGTCGCATATATAAATATACGACTTGAAATCAGTTTTATGGCATTACCACAAGTAGCTCTTCCAACGTATGAATTGGAATTGCCCTCAAATGGCAAAAAAGTCAAATATCGCCCATTTGTTGTAAAAGAAGAAAAATTACTATTATTGGCTTTAGACTCAAAAGACGAAAAAGAGATAGAATCAGCAGTTAGGAATTTATTGAAGAATTGCATTCAATCAAGAGTTAAACTTGATGATCTTCCTATTTTTGATTTAGAGTACTTATTTTTGAATATTCGTGCAGTATCCGTTGGTGAGGATATTGATATGACTATTACATGTAAAGATGATAATAAGACGCAAGTTAAGTATAGTTTTAATATAGGTGATGTTGCGATTTTTAGACCAGAAGGTCATGTCGTTAAAATTCCTTTTACTGATGAATTTGGCGTTATTATGAAATATCCCTCATTTCATCAATTTGTTGCTGGATCTTTAATAGGTCAAGATATCAATCCAGAGAGTGTAGTTGAGATAGTTGCTTCTTGTATAGATCAGATATATGATAAGGAAGAGGTATATGATTCATCTACTACAACTAAGAAGGAATTTAGAGAATTTGTGGAAGGTCTTACAAATAAGCAGTTTGATCAACTTCAAGATTTCTTTGAGACATGTCCTAGATTAGAGCATACATTTGCTATTAAAAATCCTGAAACTGGTGTTGAATCTGAATATACTATTTCGGGGCTGCAGAATTTTTTCGGGTGATGCTCTTCCATCAAACTTTGGAAGGGTATTATAAAACTAACTTTGCTTTGATGCAACACCATAAATATAGCTTGAGTGAAATTGAAAATATGATGCCTTGGGAAAGGCAAGTATATACTACTTTATTAATGCAATATCTTGATCAAGTAAAACAAGAACAACTTAAGGCTGCACAGAAGAAATAACATGGCACACGGATTCCTTGCATATCAAGACAGTAGACATAATAAAGGTTATACAGCAGCCTTTAATAAATTTGCGTGGAATCAATCAAAAAGTATTGGAAAGGCATTATATCAAAAATTAAAGGATAGATTAGGAAAAAAGACTAAACCAGAGGATGAGTCTGTTGCTTTGGTAGCACAACATTCTACCTCTGAAGTAGTACCTGTATCAGTTAAGTCAGTTGGTAATACTGATAGTATATTTGGTGGTAAGGGACTCTCTGGTTTTATGAGAGGTGCAAATCGTGGTGGTGGTATTGATCCTGATATAATGGGTGGAGGTCTTGCTAATTTCGCATCTCCTCGTAGAATGAACAAGGGATACGATATAATTGATATTACACCTGTTAATAGTAGTAAAGAATCAGATGCCTCCAATTTTACGCCTATGCCAGGTGGTGGTGTGGGAGGAGGTTTAGTACGTGTAGAGACAGCAATATATGATTTAACTAGAGAAGTTAATGAAACTAAGATGGCAATGATTAACATTGCCACTAAACAGATGCAGCAAGCTGATATACTTGCTCAAAATCAAAGTGCAATGCAAGAAAGAGCTCTTATGGCTCAGCAGCATACACTTGCTCCATCGTTTTCTGGTGGTGGAACTCCTAGTTCTGCCAGAATAAAACCAAAGAAAGGTAGGGGATCTGGTATTGGTATTCCTTTGGGAAGAGGTGGTGGTACTGGTAAATTAATGAAGAGAGGTAGTGCAAGAGGACTTACTAGGGCAGCAACAAAAATAGGTGGAAAGAAATTAGGTAAGTCAGTAGCAAAGATGGGACTGAAGAAAGTTCCTGGTCTTGGTTTGTTGATGGGTGCTGGATTAGGTCTAGGAAGACTTTTGAAAGGTGATATATTAGGAGCAGCAAGTGAACTCACACAAGGTGCATTAACAACATTCTTACCAGGAGCAGGAAATGCAATGGCATTGGGGTTGGATATGATTACTCCTGCAATGGCAGATGGTGGTGTAGTTCATAGTCCAACAACAGCATTAATAGGTGAAGAAGGGAAGGAGGTAGTTACTCCTTTGAATACAGAGACTTTTAAAATGATGGGTGATGGTATATTAGATTCATGGATTAATAGAAATACAGAAATTCATAGATTAATATCAGGTGGTTTGAAGTTATATCAAAAGGAAGAAGGTAGATTTATTAAGGGTAATGGTAATGGTAATATGGTTGGAAAACCAGGTGGCAAGGGATGGTATGGGCATGATATTCCAGAGAATGCACCTACTGGACCAGCAAGAGTTTTGACTGGATTATGGGATGCTTTAACTTTCGATTTCTTTGATACGGATAAGAGAGGTAGTATCTGGGAGAATGAACACGGACAGTCCAGAGGACCAGGAAGATGGCTTCAAGGATTTGGAGATGCAATTACAGGTAATAGATTTGATTTTGATAGAAGGCAACAAAATGCTCCTGATAGTGCTATAGAAGCTCGAAATGAGATGTTAGCAAGTAAACCTCCTAACAGAAACAGTATTACGAAGTATGTTAAGAGTAAGGGAGTTGGGAATGATAGAGCACAACTAATCGCTGGTGCTGGTGATAGTGCTCCATCTTCAGCAGGTGGAATGTTTGATCTTACACAAGAAGATTTTGCTAAGATGAAAGAACAACTTGGTGATGGATGGGCTACTAACTGGCAAGCACAAGTTGATTGGGTAATGAATAGTGGGAAATTGGATAGTTATATTGAATCAAATCAACCATCAAAACCTGTTGGAACACCTATTAGAAATAGAAGAGGTAGAATAGTTGGATATACTGGTGAAGGAGAGGGTATGACTTCAGCAGAGACAGGGGGAGATTTAATCAATAGAAGCTCTACTAGCAATGCTCTTGCTGCAATTGCACAGAATGGAGAAAATAAAACGGTTGTTCTAAATGGTAGTGAAGCAACAAATACTGATGGAGGATCAACTCCTGAAGGAACTTATGCTGGTATTGCTTTTGTTGATACTGGTATGGATGTTTTTGCCAATCTGAAGTTGAGGACCATTAGATAATGGAGAATCAACAAACAACAACTGATTTTAAGTTGAGTAGTGTTTTCATATATCCTGTGGGATGGGAGGGAGATCCTGTATCAATTACACAATTAGTTACAGATTTTAGTTATTGTGAGAGTATCACATCACCTTGTGTTGCTGCAACAATGAGTATTGTTGATAGTGCAGGATTATTAAATGGTATAGGAAAAAGTGAAATACCATTACAAGGTACTGAAACTGTTGAAGTTAAAGTTGAAGCAAATGGGATTAAAGATCTAGTTTTATACAGATTTAAGGTATGGAAATTAGCAAATAGAATGCTTAAGAATCAAAAACAAACTTATACTTTAGGATTGGTATCAGAAGAAGCGATTACCAATGAAGTTACGAGAGTTAATAAAAAATTTTCAGAGAATCCTGAATCTATAGTCATAAAGATGATGAAAGAGTTTTTAAAGTCTTCTAAAAAAGTATATGCAGAACCTTCTGCATGGGACGTTTATTTAACACCAAGTAGAAAACGACCATTTGATGTTGTTGCAGATGTTTGTGTTAAGAGTGTATCAGGAAATACTAAGTATGAAAGTGATGGCAATTCTAGTGATGAAGAAACAGTTCAATCTGTTAGAGGTAGTGCTGGATTTTTCTTTTGGGAAACAAGAAGAGGTTATAATTTTTTCTCTGTAGATACTTTGTGTGCAGAAGATGGCAATCCATTAAAACATAAAAGACTTGAATCAGAAGCACATGGGACTTATGAAGAAAGACTTGCTAATACAGAAAATGTTGAAGATGATAAGTATATAATTTTGGATGCTAGTTTTTCTGGAGAAATTGATATAATGTCTTCACTTAGAAAAGGTAGATATTCATCTTTAATGGCATTTTTTAATCATACTACAGGTCAGTATGAGGAATATACTTATAATATTAATGAGAGTTATAGTAATATGGCTCATTTGGGAGGACAACAGAGTATGGCTCTTCTTCCTGTCAATCAAAAGAGTTTAACAAAGAAGCCATCGAGGATCATGTCTTCTATTATAGATCATGAAGCATTCTTTAATGGTCCTAAACCTGCATCACCTGATGAAGGGGATGGTAGTAAAGATCCCACAAAATTTCCAGATTGGCAGAAATTTTATGCTGCCCAGTCTATTACAAGGTATCAGTTATTAAGAAATCAGATTGGTACTGTAGTTATACCAGGCAATTGTGCTATATGTGCTGGAGATAAAATAGATCTTCTTTTTGTAAATAAATCTCCAAGTGCGGATATCGAGACTAATCCGCATGATAAAGAGACTAGTGGTGTATACTTAGTAGAAGAGGTCACTCATACATATGAATGTAAGAAAGGAGCAAATGGTAGATTTATCACCACAGTTCGTTTAATGCGAGATTCATATGGTATGCAAGGTGAAGATTCTGCTCATGGTAACTAAATAATTCACTAGAGGAGTATAACTATGTCCGAAATCAAACACGATTTAGATCACGAAGTTTACTTAGATCCAAAAGATCATAAGGAGCATGTCAATCATGGTATGCTAGAGTATTCTGAAGCAGATCTAAAGGATGTTCATGC